ATGTTTCGCCACCTTCTTCATATAGAGGACTTTCTGTTTCTTCTTCATAAGAAATAAAACCGCTATCTGCAACAAGAACAGTACCTTCCTTAACTTCATCTACTAAAGCATAAGGCCGAAAATTTATATCTGTATATCTCATGATTTATTCTCCTTATTATAGTTCCAGTTACGTCTATATTCTCCACACCAATTAAATGGTTGAACTCTTCCCCATTGACTATGGTATCGAGACTCTTCAATTGTAGGTGAAGATGGAGCATTTCTATGACATCTAAGATAATCGTCTGTTCTTGAAAACACGCAGTTTGCACAACAATCTTCTTCTACCGTTCTCATAACTTATCCTTTCCAGTTTTGCAAGTCCAATCTATTATTTTTCCTTTCTTTTTTCTTTCTTCTCTTTTGGAATGTAGAGAGGAACAGAAACTTTAATACTTCCATCAAATGGAGGATGTTCTGCTAATTGTTTATCCCAACATTTACTGTGAAAAATTAAATCACCTGCTAATACATAATCAATATTAGAAAATAATCCACCATTATCTAATGCCCATCTTGTTTCAATTGGCTTTCCACATTGAGGACACTGTAAAATTTCAATTTCATAATCTTTATCCATTAAAATGCTCCTATCAGGTTAGATAATAAATACTAGCACATTCTCTCTAATAGTCAAGGAAATATTTATATGGCTGCAATTGATAACAATCCTCTATCACAAAATTTTGCTATTCCACAGAACTGGATATTTAATTTAAAAAGGGCTCCTTCATTAAGTTATTTTTGTCAGAAGGTAAAATTACCTGATATTGATTTCCATGAATCGGATGTAGGAACGCCATTTTTAAATATACCATTCGGAGGAGATCATGCAACGTTTACTCCAATTGAATTAACTTTTAAAGTAGATCAAAATTTTCAAAATTGGCAAGAAATCCTAAATTGGGGGTGGGGGATTTCTAATCCGACTGGTGACAGTAAAGTATATAATATACTTGAACATAATCCTAAAACGTCTCCGTATACTTTGACTTCAGATTTAAGTATTTTTGAATTAGATAGTTTAAATAATCCTATTATAGTTTGGACATTTGAAAATTGTAGACCATTATACTTAACTGGACCAACTTACGATTCAACTATTACTGATCAACCTTGCTTGACTTCAATGGTTACGTTTAAATACGTTAAATTTAATATTAATATTTGGACCGGGACAAGCAGCGGATCAACTAATCTTTGGAGTACATTAAAAACTTGACATTAATTTATAAATATTGTACAATTAATTTATTGCAGGTGTAGCTCAAATTGGTTAGAGCGTTGGCTTGTCACGCCAAAGGCCGAGAGTTCAAATCTCTTCATCTGCGCCATACGCTTTCACGTATAAACATAACATATACGCTTTAACGTATAAATATAAAAGGAGTAAATTATGGATATACAAACTATATTTAATGAATGGAAAACAGATTGTGTAATAAATAAATCAAAATTAGAAAACGAAGGCGTTAACATAAATATTCTCCATTGTAAATATATGGAATTTATGGTAAAAGAGAATCTTAAATTAGCACAACTTAGAACAGAATACAATCAACTTCTAAAAGATAAATTTATTTTTTATACTGAGGGTGCGAAAACAATTAAAGATATCCAGCGAGCGCCACGAGGAGCGATTCCAAAAACTGAAGTAGAAAAATATTATTTATTAGCCGATGATGATGTAATTAAAGTTAGTTTAAATATATCTCTTCAACTTGAAAAAGTAAAATTTCTCGATTCTATTATTAATCAAATAACAAATAGAACATATACTATTAAAGCATTAGTAGACTATCAAAAATTTATAAATGGATGTTAAAAATGAAACTCGGTGATAAGAATATTTTACGTGTATTTGCAAAACATGATCCGTATTGGAATACTACACAGCCATCTAAAGTAATAAATGAAATGGAAGAACTCGGTCCTCCTACTATTAACGTTGTAGCATATAGAGGAGATTATTTTGCTACAGAGGGATCACACAGACTATTTGCAGCGTGGTTACTTGAATTAGTACCTAATCTAATTATAAGCGATCCAGAACGCTTTGATCAATCTGACGAAGAATTTTGGGAAACAGTAAAGGAGAGGATACCACATTATTCATGGTTGTTATAGAAATAGAAAAACTAAATGAAGTTTGGTTAAGTGTTATTGCAGGTTCAAGCGCAATTAGAAATGAAATAGAAGATCATTTTTCATATACAGTTCCAGGATATATACCGAATAAACAATATTACTTATATTTAAAAAAACGAAAGATGAAACAAACTCTCTTTCGAGATAATTCTACTTTGCCTCTTGGCCTTTTACCAGAATTAGTTAAATTTTTAAAAGAATCAGGTTATGAATATACAATAAAAGGTAACTTTAATACTTCTAATTTTTCTGAAATAGAAGCATTAGAATTCATAAAAACTCTTAATATACCATCAAAATTCACAATTAGAGACTATCAGTTAAAGTATTTCATAAAATGTGTCAGAAATTCACGAGGAATTTGTATAAGTCCTACAAATAGTGGCAAGTCACTCATTGCATACTTACTCTTTAGATATTATAATCAGAAAACTTTAATTACTGTACCTACAGGAAGTCTTGTTTATCAGTTAAAAGGAGACTTTAAAGATTATGGATATGAAGGAGAAGTTCATACAATTACAGCAGGAATTGAAAAGAATACAGATAAACTTTGCACTATTAGTACTTGGCAATCTATATATAAACAAAATAAAACATTTTTTGATGATTTCAAAGTTGTAATAGGCGATGAAGTACACTCTAACAAATCTCCTAGTCTTATTAAATTAATGAATATGTTAACTGAAACTCCTATTAGAATTGGGTTAACTGGAACCTTATTACCAGTAGAACTTCATAATAAACAAATACAAGGTTTGTTTGGACCTGTTATGGAATTTATCTCACAAGATGAATTAATAAAAAGAGGAATAAGTTCTCCTTTATTAATTAAAGCTATAGTTTTAAATCATAATAAAGAAATGTATTCTCCTATGGATTGGGAAGATGAAGTACCATATTTGTTAAGTCACGCTAAGAGAAACGAGTTTATTGTAAACCTAGCTTGCTCTTTAAAGGGTAACACTTTTATAATGTTTAGAAATATAGATCATGGTAAAAACCTATATGAAGAAATAAAAAAGAAATCTAAATTTCCTATTTACTATGTTGATGGTCAAACAGGAATAAAAGAAAGAGAAGAATTAAGAAAAATTATAGAAAATTCAGAAAATTCTTGCACTGTAGCTTCATTAGTTTTTAATGCAGGTATAAATATATCATCTATCAACAATATTATATTTACTCATCCAAGTAAATCTAGAGTCAGAATTTTACAAGCAATAGGGAGAGGGTTAAGAATAAATCCTTCTAAAAATATACTTACATTATTTGATCTATCTGATAGATTAAACCCTAATTTTCAAAATGTCACCTATCATCATTTAAACGAGAGGTTAAAAATATACAAGAAAGAAAAATTTGAAGTAAAATCGTATTCGATTAATTTATAACTTGACAAAGAATAAAATAACGAGTATTAAATATTAAACGCCCGGTTAGAGTTAAAACCGTCTGAGCGTAATGTTAGCAGAACAACAGGAAAATCTGCCAGTATTAATTCTGAATTAATTAATAATAGAGTAATGACTATTTACATATTGATCCTTATTAGATCATATTCTTTACAAAAATACGAGTAGGCTCCGCTGATGCACTTGCGACCTACAATCATTTCCGTGTGTCGTATCATGGGCTTTGGAAATGATGGGCTTTGCTAGTCTATAGTTAACTTTAAAACTATAGCTTGACGAACAGAAGATCAAATGGGTGGACCTTAGCCGACCCAACCTTAATTTAAAAAGGTTCTTCTCATGGTAGGCATTAATTTTCCCATTGAAAGTTAGCCTTCGGTTATGAGTGGAGATTCACCCTCCATGCCATAGCCGAAGGCATATCAAAAACCCTTGAAAGTATATGGTATCTATTACTAGTTGTTCCTTTATGAGTTTAAATAAGTAATTATATAATGCTTTATTACTTACTTTTAACTTGACATTTCTTTTTAAAATGTTATACATTAATAGTAAAATTTATAATTAAAGGAAATGATAATGATAGTATATAAAATAACTAATTCTATTAATAATAAAGCTTATGTTGGACAAAGCCAACAAACTTTAGAAGAAAGATGGACTAAACATAAATATGATGCTAAGAGAAATGTTTATAATCATTTCTATAAAGCAATTAGGAAATATGGTACTGACTGTTGGAAGTTAGAAGTACTAGAAGAAATAGAAGATATTTCTAATTTAAATGAAGCTGAAATGAAGTGGATTGAGTATTATGATACTTTTAATAATGGTTATAATAGTACTAATGGTGGAGAAAATGGATATATTATTAGTGATG